TCATTAGTTCGCGCAGAGTAGTATTGGTATCTTCGCCGCTATCATCGGCTAGTTTGTCTAGGATTTCTTTGTATTCTTGACTATCGACTAACGGTTTACATTTGGCCCTATAAAGATGCGGATACCATGTCACAGAAAATCCTTCAGCTGCTCGACTTACTTCCTCTATGACATAAAATCGTTTTAGAGCAAACTGTAAATCGTTAAGAGCGAACTCGTCTTTGAGGTGAGGTAATTCTATAACATCGCCAGAAATTAGTTTACGTCCTATTTTTTCCACAGTATCGTTTATGTGGAAAGTAATAAAAATAGTATCGTTTTGAAGGAACAGGCCGAACTGACTTAGATTAAAATCTATGTCTTGCAGGTTATAAACTCCTCGCAGAACATAGACATCCGCATCATATTTTCGATCTCTATTTTCTAAAAACAATAGATCCTGAATTTGAAAAGGATTATCTGCATCATACGCAGGAGTAGACGGAGTCACAGAACTAGAACTACCCGGTCCTAGATATTTGTGTATTAATACATCAGTTCCGCCAACCTGGAACATCTCCCAAACGGTTTTGTCGATAAACTTGAAGTCATTGCCCTTTTCCGGGCGATAAAGCGAAAGTCTTGGCATAGTAGTATATTTACCGCTACCGATAAATACTATTATGAACCAAATCGAACAATCTAAACAATCGGTTTACGACTACTGTAAAGCCATGCTAGGCGAGGGTATGATCGACATAGAATTAGACCCTATACATTACGAAACCGCGTTAAATCGGTCTTTAGCTGTGTTCCGTCAGCGCAGCGACAATGCCGTGGAAGAAAGCTATGTATTCCTTAATCTGTTAGTTGATCAGAACGAATATGTTTTACCTAAAGAAATACAGCAAGTCAGACAGATTTATCGAAGAAGTGTTGGTTCTAGAACTGGCGGTGGTAGCGGGGGCACAGTATTTGAGCCGTTCAATTTAGCCTATACAAACACATACCTTTTGAGTAGCACAAACATGGGCGGGCTAGCTACTTACGAGCTTTTCGCTCAGTATCAAGAACTGATAGGCAAGATGTTCGGCAGCTTTATTAATTTTACCTGGAATCCACAAAGCAGGAAATTAGTTATTCATCAGCGTCCTAGAACTGAAGAATCTGTGATGTTACAGGTTTACAATACAAAGCCCGACTGGGCTATTATCGAAGATGTCTATGCAGGACAGTGGATCAAAGATTATAGCCTAGCTAACTGCAAAATTATGTTAGGTCAGGCACGTGAAAAGTTTGCTTCGATCGCAGGACCACAGGGTGGAACTGCACTCAACGGTGCCGCTATGAAATCAGAAGGCCAGGCAGACATCGAACGGTTAACTACAGAATTAATTACTGCGGTACCGGGCGGTAACGGTTATACATGGATTATCGGATGAAAGCTACTGAATTTATTTTCGAGGACGACGAAGAATACTACACTGAGACTGCTAAAATGGTCTGGGGTGTGGGTAAGCACGATGCTCGCGGCGGCAAAACCAAACTGAAATTTCGTTGTAGCACAGGACCGCGATCCGGAAGGCAAGTAAGTCATCCTTCAAAATGCCATCAACCGATGGACGTAGCCAAAGCACAGAAAATGAAAACTACCCGTGCTAGAACTGGAGTACAGCAGGCCCGTAGAGCACAGCGTACCAAATCTATCAACACAGCTAGTGTGCTGGCCAATCGCCTAAACACGGGCAAACCAAAACAACCAAAACCTTATAGATAGGTTGACATTCTAACCAACCGATAATATAATTGTCTAAAAGGAGACAGTTATGATCGTAGGCATATGCGGATTTATCGGCAGCGGCAAAGATACAGTTGCCGACTATTTGGTAAACTTTCACGAGTTTCGAAGAGAAAGTTTTGCTAACACACTAAAAGACGCAGTATCCTCAGTATTTGGCTGGGATAGGATCATGCTTGAGGGTCGTACTAAAGAAGCTCGAGAATGGCGTGAAGAAGTAGATTCGTGGTGGTCAGAGCGTTTAGATATGCCTACACTGACTCCCCGTTGGGTACTACAATATTGGGGGACTGAGGTCTGCCGCAGAGGGTTTCATGACGATATCTGGATCGCTAGCCTAGAAAACAAACTCCGTAATTCTAAAGATCATGTAGTTATTTCGGACTGTCGTTTTCCTAACGAGATTTCTAGTATCCGCAATGCGGGAGGAAAAATTATCTGGGTAAAGCGCGGTGAACTTCCTGAATGGTACGATACTGCTATCGAAGCAAATAAGGGACACAATTGGGCTGTGCAGGATCTAAAGATGCAGAAAATTCATGCCTCGGAAACTGCCTGGGTCGGAACTCGTTTTGATCATACAATCGAGAACGATAGCACTATCGACGAGCTTTATAAAAAAATAGCACTAATAGTCAGCGACCAGGTCTCCCTGTCGCCAAGTGATACCCTCTTTGCCTAAGATCCTAGCACAGTTAAGGCAGACAGTTTTAAGATTACTGTGACGACAATTATTTAGGTTGCCGTCGATATGGAATACTCTAAATATTTCTTTGTGTGGTGATTTAAATCCGCACTTTTCACATTGAGATTTTAAAAGATATCCGGCTCTTTTCCATCGAGGGATCCCGTGATAGGCTCCGTGTGTAAGACATATTTCGCAGAGACTTCTATAATAAACCCTGCCTTCTTTTTTATAATTTACAGCTCTAGGCCGTTGTCCGCATTTACAAAGTGGTCTCATAGCATTATTTAAACCTTTTCTTCCCCTTTTTCTTGCTTTGTAAACACCCAATTTTAGCCTAAGCCGCTAAATAATACTAGCAACTATTACCAGGAGAACAAGGGTATGGCACTAACATCACCAGGCGTAGAAGTTACGGTAATTGACGAGAGTTTTTATACACCAGCAGAGCCTGGGACAACTCCTCTTATCGTAGTCGCTACAGAACAAGATAAATTAAATGCCGCAGGCACAGGAGTAGCCGCAGCTACAACTAAAGCCAACGCAGGCACAACATACAGGATTACCAGCCAGAAAGAGCTTATCGATCTTTTTGGTGTTCCGGTCTTTGAAAAGACTGCTTCAGCTACCCCAATACACGGTAGCGAAAGAAACGAATACGGATTATTAGCTGCCTACAGTTTATTAGGCGTTTCGAATAGCGTTTTCGTTACCAGAGCAGATGTAGACTTAGGACAATTAGAAGGATTAGCAACTGCTCCAGGTGCAAACCCCGACGATGGCGATTGGTGGGTAGACACACAGAATACTGCATGGGGTATTCAAGAATGGAACGGTGCTGCTGTTTCAACTACAGGCGGACAAAAATTCGCAGTTAAGACTCCGATCGTTTTAACTGATTCTGATTCGGCTAAACTTACTGCTGTCGGCGGAAGTCCGCTAGGATCAGTTGGATCCATCGGAGATTATGCTGTTGTATTCGAAACTGTAGATGGCAGCGGTTCTTTTACTGCTGGCGCAGAAACTGCTAGAATCTATTACAAATCAGTCGGAAATACACAAGCAGGCGTTGCAGCGGGTCAATGGGTATTAGTTGGTTCGAACGATTGGTCGGCTAGTCATGCTACTGTAGTTGGTACTGCAACTGTCGGAACATTAACAAACACTGATACTTTTTATATCAATAATACATTAATTAACAACATAGGAACTAGTTTAACTAGCCTAGTTAGTAAAATTAATTCTTTGTCAATCACAGGGGTAACAGCCAAAGAAGTAAGCGGAAAACTATATCTCTATACCAACGGCACCTCAGATATTGACGCAGGTGATAGTGGAACACCTAATGGACAGATACTTATAGAAACTGGTGCAGGAAGCGTTTTAACAGATATTGGAGTTGATGCTAAACTGTACTACGGTCCAAGCCTTCAACAGACTCCGCACACTCAGGTTCCTGAATGGAAGAGTGGGGATACCGCACCAAGACCAACAGGTTCTGTTTGGATCAAAACCACTGAGCCTAACTTTGGTGCTAGATGGAGAGTAAAGCGTTGGAGTTCTGCTACTGAATCATGGGTCAGCTACGATTCTCCGATATATGCAGATACAACAGCAGCTCTATACTACTTAGATAGAAGCGGTGGCGGCGTTAATCTTCCAGCCGACACATTATTTGTTCAAAGCAACAGTGACGAACAAAGCGGATTTGATTCAACACCATCGACTGCTACTTTTAGAATGTGGAGACGCTCTGCAACTGGTGCGACGACAATCACTAGTCAGGCTATAACAACAGGAACTGTCGGCGGCACTGGTTCTAAATCGTTTACAATTGCTGAGTCGATCAAAGGTCAACTGGCACTAGATTCGGGAGTTGCTGTATCTTTTACCGCTGTTAACACTGCCGCAGATGCTAATTTAATTGCTACAGCAATTAACGCAGCAGGATTTGATAATATCGTAGCAGGCGTTACAGACGATAACGAATTAACAATCAGTCACAAGCTAGGTGGAGATTTTAGAATTACTGATACCGACGGTGCATTAACTGCGGTATTTGGTAATCCTTTCAATATCAATACACTAGCAGGAACACGCAACATGTTTACAGTACCAGCAGGTGCTAGCGAAGATTTCCTAGTATCAAACTGGGAACCATTTGCGGCTAGCGATTTCGCAGCAGGATCTGATGCACCATTAAATGAACCATCTGACGGTCAACTATGGTATAACCCAGAATTCAGCGAAGTTGACATCATGATCCACAACGGAACTACATGGGTAGGATATCAAAATTACAGTGCAGCTTATCTAAACACAGATCCTAACGGTCCAACAGTAAGTGCTAGCGAGCCTACCGCACAGAGTGATAATACTGCCCTGGTAGATGGGGATTTGTGGATTAGCACTGCTGATTTAGAAAATTTCCCAACAATTTATCGTTACAACGGTACTTTGCTAGAATGGACTCAACTAGACAAAACTGATCAGGTTACAGAAGACGGCGTATTGTTTGCCGATGCTCGTTGGGGCAATGCAGGTTCTGTAGCTCCATCGACAGAAACTACGATCAAGGATTTACTAACCAGTAATCATCTAGATCCCGACGCCCCAGATCCAGCACTGTATCCAAAAGGTATGTTGCTATGGAACTTACGTAGAAGTGGCGGTAACGTTAAGATTTACAGAAACAATTACATCGATACCGCAGCAGACAATCCAAGACTGGGCGATGTGAGCATGAGTTCTTATGCTACCGACCGTTGGACAACATATAGTGCCAATAACGAAGATGGCAGCGGAGCATTTGGTCGTAAGGCACAGCGTAAAGTTGTTGTTGCTGCACTTAAGAGTGTGGTCGATGTTAATGATGCGCTAAGAGACGAAGAGCGTAGAAACTTTAACATCATCGCTGCTCCAGGATATCCTGAGCTAATGAGCAACTTAGTTAATCTAAATATTGACAGAGGATTAACTGCGTTCGTAGTCGGCGATACACCTTTGAGATTAGCTAGTGATGCAACAAGTCTAACACGATATGGAACTAACGAGTTGTTAGTCACTGACAACGGAGACGACGGAATTGTAACCTATGATGAATACATGGGTGTATTTTATCCTAACGGATTCACTACAGATTTAGGCGGAAGCAATGCTGTTGTTCCAGCCAGTCACATGATGTTAAGAACAATTGCTCTAAGCGACAATGTTTCTTATCCATGGTTTGCTCCAGCAGGAACAAGACGCGGCGGAATCACAAATGCTACATCAGTTGGTTATATCGACAGCCTATCTGGCGAATTCCAAACAGTAGCATTAAATGAAGGGCAGCGCGACACGTTATATGACCTTAAGATTAATCCGATTACTTTCTTTAACGGAATTGGTTTAGTTAACTACGGTCAAAAAACTCGTGCAAGAAATGCTTCGGCATTAGATAGAATTAACGTTGCAAGATTAGTTGTTTACCTAAGAAGCCAATTATCGAAATTAGCTCGTCCATATGTGTTTGAGCCTAACGATAAGATCACTAGAGAAGAAGTAAGACAGGCTGTAGAAAGTCTATTGCTAGAGCTAGTTGGTCTAAGAGCTATCTATGACTTTGCAGTAGTTTGCGACGAAACAAATAACACATCAGCTAGAATTGATAGAAATGAACTTTGGGTAGACATAGCCATTGAGCCGGTCAAAGCCATTGAATTTATCTACATTCCGCTACGTGTCAAGAACACAGGAGAGATTTAAAAATGCCTATAACTAACCTTAACAACATGGGAGTACCTACCGCAGCAGGCACGCAGGTACTCCTGATGCCAAAACTAAAATACAGATTTAGGGTCACTCTCCTAGGTTTCGGAGTTGCTCCTTCTGTAGAATTAACAAAACAGGTTCAAGATGTAACTAGACCAAAAGTTAATTTTGAAGAAATCATGTTAGACGTTTATAACAGCAAAGTTTACCTAGCAGGTAAACCTAGCTTTGAAGGTCAACAGATCCAGAAGCAGTTTGACTTCCTAGAGCAGGCTTCCGCTCGTTCTGGTATCGACTACAAGTTTACTACTAGAATCGAAGTGTTAGATGGCGGAAACGCTAATCTTGAAGCAAGAGTGCTAGAAACTATTAGCTGCTATGGTTGTATTCTGTTAAACGCCGATTACGGTGATCTTAACTACGGAACCAACGAAGCTGCTACAGTAGCATTAACAATACGCTTCGATAATATGGAACAATGGGGAGCTGAAAAGTCTTCTCCAAGTATAGAAGGCGGTATTGGTGCCCTAGTAGGACGTCAGATAGCTACTCAGGCTGTCACAGGTGCTTTAGGTCAACAAGGTTAATTAAGTTTAACTTAGAAAAAGCCTGGTTTATCCAGGCTTTTTTTATGGCATAAATATTTGTATGGCAAATAAATTTACTAGATTTCTCAACGGCGTCGGATCCGGTTTAATTAATCCAAAAGGATTAGTTTCTAATTGGCAGCATGCCACTAAATTGTTTATAGACGATACTTTTAGGCTATCACCTAAAACAAAATTTTTATTTTATGTTCGATTCGAAATAGACGATACCGCACATAGAGCACCTGCCTGGGTGAATAAAAAGCACGGTCAAGAACTTGGACTACTAGTAAAATCTGCAGATTTACCAAAGTTTAGTTTTGATACTACAACAAAAAATCAATATAATAGAAAAAAAGTTCTTTATAAGCAGATCAATTACGACTCAGTTAATATATCGCTTCATGACGATAGTGCAGGCATAGTTAATGCCATGTGGGCGATTTATTATGGTTATTATATCGCTGATCGACACAATCCTAATGTAGCTTATAGTGCTAATCATCTTAGACCTACTCAGACACCTAGCGACAATTTTCGATACGGGTTAGACAACAATGTTAGTGTACCGTTTTTTAAATCAGTAAGTATCTACACTATGAGTCGTCGTAGGTTTATAGGATACACATTAGTTAATCCTCGTATTAAGTCATGGAATCATGGCTCAGTTGCATATGCAGAAAGTGAGACCTTAGAAAGCCAAATGACTTTAGAATATGAGGCTGTAAAATATTCTTCAGGAAATGTTTCATTTAATAACCCTACAGGTTTTGCTACTTTACATTACGATGTCTTACCAAGTCCTTTGACTGTGGCTGGCGGTGGCGTTGCAACTATATTCGGAGAAGGCGGAGTATTAGACGGTCTAGAAAGTGTCTTTGGAGAAGTTGGTAGTGGTGGAACATTTAGCAGCTTTGGAGGTTTTTTAGGTACAGCAATTAAAGCGGCCAATACTTACAAAAATTTTAAATCATTATCTAAGGATGCTTTGAAAAACGAAGCAATAAACATATTAAGCAATCCTCAAAATGTAGCTCGAGCAGTTTCTACAGTCAGCGGTGTAGTGGGAGCAGTATTTCCTAAGAGTTCGTCAAACTCCAATGGTACCACTACAGCAACTCCTAAGGTAATAGCGACTGCTGCATTTACCGGACAGCCCGTGACGGCACCGCCAGGAGAATAAATGGCTACAAACTTACCAATATATAAACCCGAGGACAGTGCTTCTGGTACAAAATTATTTTTTGACTCTTACGGCCAAGTACCTCTCGAGTTTAACGCGACCGAAATAGATGCTAGTGTTAGTTTTTTTGAAAAGCGAGGATTCGAAAAGGATGCCGCACTAGTAATTTCTTCAGCAATTTTAAAACAAGCTAAGTTAGATGCTGTTCCTGTGTTTAAACTTTTAGATACATTAAATTCATTCGATAGTGTAGAATTAAGTTCGTTTGTTAGTGAAATTTTAAACAATAATAGAACCTCGACATCGTCATTGGGTTATAGAGTAGCAGACGTTAAACCAGCGCAGGTAAGAAACATAGCAGCATAATGCCTAAATTTGCACAAGGTCGTTTTGAAATGAAAAATCCTGACAAATATGTTGGGAAAAAGACGCCGCTGGCTCGTAGTTCGTGGGAATTTGTATTCATGAGAATGCTAGACGAACACCCGGGTGTACAAAATTGGGCTAGCGAAAGCATACAGATACCTTATAGAGATCCGCTTACAGGCAAATCAACAATATATGTTCCGGATTTTTTTATAGTATATGTAGACAAGAATAAAAACAAACATGCCGAAGTGGTTGAAGTAAAGCCTAGCAATCACACCTTAAGAGAACGAGTAGGAAAAAGTCTGTACAATCAAGAACAATACGTAAAAAATCTAGCCAAATGGGAAGCTGCATCAGCCTGGTGTAAGCAACAGGGAATAAAATTTCGTGTAATAAACGAAAATGATATTTTCCACCAAGGCGGAAAAAGGAAATAAGTACGTTATGACTAAAAAATTGGAAGACCTCTTTAATTTAGAGAACGAAAAGCCTACAAAAAAAGAATCTAAGCCTCCCGTGCCAACTCACGAAGAGGTGAGATCTATAGACCAAAGCTATGAAGCAGTTGCTGAAATCACTAAAGGACTCCCTCAAATAAAAGAGCTTGACACACTAGATGATACTGAATTAGACAATTTAGCCAGTAAAGCAGAACAGGCATATGATGATCTAATGGATTTGGGAATGAACGTAGAAGTTCGTTATGCAGGTAGAATTTTTGAAGTAGCCGGCACCATGTTGAAAAATGCCATAGATGCTAAAACTGCTAAAGTAGATAAAAAACTAAAGGCTGTAGATCTACAGCTTAAAAAATATAAGAT